TTAATTAACCTTACGAATTAAAATAGAACATATACCTTTAAATAAAAACAAGCTGCCAATACTTAATAACACAGTAGCTACTAATGTAGAATTTAGGTTTCCTTTCACACCAGTTGAAGGTAATTCTATTTTTTCTTCTTGTTGATTTTTTGTTACTTTATTTCTATTTGGTACTTTACTATACTTGCTCTCATCAGGATTCAACAAACTATTTTTTGTCTCTCCATCATTTAAAGCACTACTTGGTTTTTCACTTTTTAGCTCATTTGAATCAAATTCATTTTTTACTTTATCTGCATGTTTATTCAGTATTGTTCCCTCTGATTTGTTATTGTTTATAATTCCGTCTGATTTTGTAGCATCCTGAAATTCCTTAGGTTGCTCTACTTCTGTTATATCTTTATGAGGTGTCACATTTGCAGGCGTAAAACTACCATCCTTATGTAATATACTGTGATCTAATACTTCTGCCTGTGTTTCTGGAATATTCGATAGAGTTACTAATGATATTAAAAATGTTGATAACACGCTATTAAATACTACTTTTATAAAAGTCTTCCCCATTCTCATTCCACCTTTTACAAAATTATGTTTAAATAAAAGTTTAAAATAGCTTTATCTATAATTATCTTAAGATAAAATGAGTTGAATGGACATAATATTTTTAAATGAGTAAAATATAGCACTATGTGAGTAAAATTTTATTCATAGTTATGCAGATTTATTGCTTTTAATTTTGTCAAAATGAAATTAGCATTGAATTTTTCACATTCCCTCTCGTAAAAGCAGGAAATTTAACACAGAAAAATCGTTAATATTATAGCTAAGAAACGACAGATTAAAAAGATTTGTTATTTACAAGTAATTCTCTTTTTCTGATAAAAAACTATTTCAAACCCACAAAAATAACCCCTTAAGCCTATGCCTAAGGGGTTTCGTCATTCTATACTATTATTCCCACTCGATGAAGTAGTGCTTTTTCATAACTTTGTAATACTTGTAAACAGTTGATAAATCAGTGCTTTATTGTATTCATCATTCGCATTAATTAATAACATTTTAAAATTTACGTATTCAAAACGTATTCATTCCCGTATGCGTGAGAAAATTTTAATTTGTAAGACCATTGTAATATAAAGCTTATTTTTGCATGCTATAATTATATCACTTAACGAAGGGAGCAACATTATATGAATATTAAAGACTTACAAAAATTAGATTTCTTATTAAAGAAAGCAAACAAGCACAGCCATAATATAGTTGAACACAAAATTGTATTTGAAATGAATGGACAAATTTATACTGGTGACTTTATTCCTGAAATAGACCAAATGGAAGTTAAATTACCTGATGTATCAGCTCATGAATCAGACAGAAAAAAATCAGTTGCTTTAAAAAATAAAAATGAATGGATGAATATTTCAAAATCAGAAACAAATATCTTTGAATATAGTGATTTATATAAAGTTATATCAAGAAGTGATAACGAAAATAAAATTTCCTATTTCAATTTAGTTGATGAACTTTCAGAAAAATATCCAATTGATTTTGAAGATCCTTTACCAACATATCTATACAATCCAGTAAACCTTTCAAATAGTTTTCCTATTGATATAAAAGTTATGAAAATATCAGAGAATACTGAGTTTGGTTTTATTACCATTATTCCTAAGGACAAACTAAATAATTAGTACCTGGTACTAAAATGTGTTATAATATAAGTGTACTATTAATAAAAAATAGTACAAATTAATGAGATATTGCATTTGTTACAATTGCTTTAACTTGCTTGGGGTTTCACTAGGGTGAAAATCATCTGATAATGATATTTTATTAAATACTCACCTTATCATTTTTCAATTACTTTGTGTTTCTGGCACATTGTGCTTTACGTTTATTTTCTAGTCACTGTGATTAACTCCAGTGGCTATTTATTTTGCAATTAACCGACTACTTATCGCGTGTTTTATCCTCGATGCAACACAGACGTTCTCACAGAAGTAAAAAACCCCATCATATTGATGAGGTTGTGTGTTATTTAAATCCTTTAGCAAAAATAGTTAATGTTTGATTTGCACCATTATCATTTGCCACAGATTGTATATTATATTCTTTATTTTTCCATTTAATTCTTTGAGTTGTGTCTATGCCTTCACGGTATCTAATAATAAAGCGTATGGGCTCTTCACTCGCTGTCACATTAGCTAATAGGTATTCTGAACCTTTCATCGTCTTAATATCTGCCCACGGTTTAGCAATTTCAACTTCTTCAAAATCATCTGGATATGGTCCTGAACTTTCTTCTTTATAAATCTTAATTCTATTATTAAAATGATAGGCCATTTTTCAATCCTCCCTTACATTGCTCTTAAAAACTGTTCAAAGTTATCGAATAGTCCAACATAAGCATCCAACATGGATGCTGTGCCATCTATACGGCGTTTAGGTGATTGATTTTTAATAGGTACAATGTTTCCGTTCCTATCAGTTTCAACACCTGTATTGGTTAAGCACCATTTTAATATCGGATGATTATTATAGTTGATTTTTTTCTTCTGTAAATCTGCACCCATATTCTGCATTGGTAAACTTAACGTTCTAGCCCCTTGTGGTGTACGTACCATCTTAAAGCCATATCCTTCCATTTCATCTACCCAATAACGTGCTGAATAGTTATCATAATATATCCACAATGGTGTTATGTCATACTCATTCAACATTTCTAAAAACCAATCTGTGATATCTGAATAATCAATCGTATTGCCCTGACACACACGCAAATAACCTTGGTCACGCCATTTGTCATATGGTATCTTATCTTCATCTACACGCTTTTGAAGATTATCTTGTGGTAGCCAATACATTTGATGCACATATCGTAGTTCAGTTTCTGGGTCAATAAATAGCAACGTGGCACAACTTAAATCTGTAGTTATGGATAAATCGGCACCACCGATGGCATAAGTTCCTGCAAAACGTTTTATATCAAATGTATCTTCATTGTTGATATCTTCAAAAGATAACCACGCACTATGGGTCGTTTCACGAATATTGAAATCTTTCGTTAAAATACCAGTTAAATAATTCATATCGTTTTTACTACGTGCAACCTTACGTTCTAAATCTTCTACTTTCTTAGATACGCCTAGTGCTGGATTAGATTTTTGCCATCTATCTGGCAACTTAAATTCTGCTTTATGATCTAATTCATACATCATTGGTAAAAAGTTATCATCTTCAAATTGACCATCTACCACATTGCACGCATACTCATACATATCATCAAATATCGTGCCACGTAATGTACCAGCCGTTGTAATCATAATAAGTAAAGGTTGCGTACGTGCCGACTGAGATTGCTTCATAACTTCATATAAATTTCTATCTTGAATAGAATGTAATTCATCAATTACCACAAGGTGTGCATTTAATCCATCAAGTGAATTAGAGTTCTTCCCAAGTGACATCATCTTGCTAAAGTTATGACTAAAATATAAATCGGTTTTACGCTTACGGATGTTTTTATTTAAGTCTGGACTTTGTTTAATCATCTCATGCGCTTGGTCAAATAATATATTAGCTTGGTCTTTTTTAGACGCCACAGAGTATACCTCTGAACCACTTTCACCATCTGCAATCATCATATATAAAGCAATTGCACTTAACATGGTCGTTTTACCATTCTTACGACCAACTAAGAAAAATGATTCAGTATAACGTCTGTGACCTGTTTTTTTATCGACAAAACCAAATAAAGCTGATATATAGGCTTTCTGAAATAGATCTAACGTTAATGGTTGTCCTGCTAACTCGCCTTTTGAATGTCTACAGAATGATTCTATAAACTTTATCGGTCTTAATGCTTTATCTTCATCAAATTTATATTTAGGATGTTCATTAATATCTTTAACTAACTTTTGATACTGCTTGTGTATACGCTTTGAAACTGTGATATTCCCCTTATCCATTTCTTGCCAATACTGTTCAATGTAATTAGGCATTTTCCACAAAGTTCATGAAAGTATTAGATTCATCTGATTGTTCGGGCAATAAGGATAAGAGTTGTTTCAATGTATTATTATATTTCGGCATAGTAGCGTTGTATGACTTCATAGCTGGGTTTTCTTTAAGATATTCTTGTTCACCTTGCTTGAACACATAAGTAGCACCATGCAATTGTACTGTACGTTTTAATTCATCCATTGTTTCTTTCATAAATACTAATTCTTCTAAAAGGTCATAAGCCACTGGTTTATTTATGTTTGTTTCTTTATCAATTTGTTCTTTAAGTTTTTCTAAATTAATTGAATTATATAATTTATTCATACATATATCTCCTTAGTATACTTTTTATACCCCTAATGATTTCAATGTCGTGCGGAGGATAAGTTGAGCCCACACATCGGTCTCCCGATGAACTAAAAAATAAAACTTAATAGGGGGTATCAAAATAATATTCTATAACATTCTATAAAATTTTTATTAAATTTCCTTGTTCATCAAATCTCAATTCATCATTTGTTGCCGAAGTTTTAAAATGTTCTTTGTTGTGACAATCAATACACAATGCTTCCAGTAAATCCCAATTGTATGTTGTCATTGGATCACTCACATTTGATTCATTTAACCACACTTTATGATGGCAAATTGTCGCTAATCCACCACAACGTTCACAGATATAGTGTTGCGATGCCATATAACCATTTCGGCACTTCTGCCACTTCTTTGTCTTATAAAACGATTCTGATACGCTTTTAGCCATGATAAGAACGTCCTAATGCTGTTAATGATACTAATAAGCCATCTATTGTACGTTTAAGCCTTTCACTGTCCTGTGTCTGTGGGTCAAACCACAACTGCAATATAAACTTAGCTGTTGTCTGTGCTAATGGATGTGACTTGTCTCCCTCATCCCAATCATTACCAGTCGTTAACTCTAAGTAACTTGGTATTGATTCTATGAGTGGCAAGATAATATCGTCATTGAAATCACCATCGATGCGCAATGATTCTCTAGCATCTTCTAAACTTATAATCATTTGTTACACTTCCTTTATTTTAAGAAAGGACACCAGCTATCACTGATGCCCTAACTGTTCTATATTGTTTATGCTTTTACTGGTACTGATAGTTTAATGAATGCTTCATCTACTAACACACGTGTGTCTGCAATTGCCATTGCTCTGTAATCTACTAGACCACTACGGAATGATGATTCACGAGATTGCTCTAACATCACACCTTCTGGTAAGTTATAGCCTACATAGTTGAAGTCACCTAATAGAATTGTGCCATCTTCTATGTTGTCATCAACCACAACTTCTTTACCTAAGATGTGACCGATACTTTCATTCTGTGCATCTGTGATAAATAATGGACGAGCATTGTTATCTACTAAGCTATACACTGTGTTGTAAAGCGTTGCATTACTCATCGCAAATTTTGCTTTAGCTGAATAACCACGTTTTAATAATGCTAACGCTTTTGTGAAGTCTGTATATTTACCTTCAAGTGGTAAGCTATTTGTTGCATCCCATGTAATACTAGTTAAGATACCTTGACCTTGGTCTTTACCTGTACCATTGATTAATGCATAGTCGATTGTTTCAACTACTGCACTTGTAAGTTCTTCAATTAGATAAGACTCAAATGCTTGAATGCTCATTGTCTTAGCTTTCACACTGATTGAGAATACTTTAATAATTTCATTACCCTCAAATTGAACGTATGCTGTAGTTGGATTCTCTGCTTCAACCGTAGCACCTTCTTTATGCCATTGTGCTTTATCCGTTGGTGTACCAATTGGAATACGGATTTTAGTTGGAATGTTGAAGTTTCTCACATGTGAAATCAGTCCACCTAATGTACGTGCTTTCTTCACAACTTCATTTAAAGTTTGTTCTGGTAACACTGCGCTTGAATTACTTGATGATGAAAAGCTATCTGCACGATGTTCTGCTTCTTGTTGTTCCATTGCTGTATTAAATGTACGTTGTTCAATATCTGTTAAGTTCTGTCCTAACATTTGTTTAAAGAATGCTGAACGATATTCTGCTGATCCGAAGATATTATCTTTTTGTACCTCATGTTGTCCTTTAATTTGTGTGCCTGTAATTGGGTTGTACGAACGTTGTTCCAAGTTGTTGTCACTGCCTTTCTCTTTATTATCCTGTTCTTTGTCTTTGATATTTGCCTTCGCTTGATTTAAACCTTCTATTTCGATATTCAACTTAGTGATATCTGCTTCTGGGTCTGTATCAATTGTCCCTCTAATTTGTCCTGCTCTTGTTTCAATTTCATCTATACTTGCGTTACGATAATGGTTAAAGGCTTCTTGTACTGTATTAAACATATTATTTAATCTCCTTTGTATATAACTTATTTAAATTGATTCTTGCTTGTTTAATTTGTTGTTGTCTGATTTCTGCATCTTGCATTTGGTTTCTAGCTTCAACAGATGTTTCTGCATAAGCTGGAAAGTTCACTACAGAAAACTCCAACACTTTATCAATCTTGTTTATTGTTCTAGTTCTTGTTTCTACATCGTAATCAAAGCCCTGATTACCACATGTGAAACCGAATGACATACCTGTCATATCGCCCCGTTTTACTGCCGTATAAACAGAGCGTGCTTCTTCTGTATCTGGTAAGGTTGCCCTCATGTGCATACCTACATCATCAGTCCAAACCTCCATGGTCTTGGGTGTTTTGGCTAAAGGTAAACGATTGTGATCGTGTGACACTAAAAGCCTTGTATCATCAAGTTTCAAACCGTCTAATGCATTACGCTTAATAACTTCGGTGTATGCACCGTTGGATGTTTTTATTAGTGCTGGTTTATTAAACACAATGGGTGTACCTTCAAGTACCATTTCACCGTCCACTTTGTCGGTTTGTATCTCTGCACTTCTAATTTCCTTCATCAGTATTAGCCCCCTTATCTCCCATTTGGTAATTCTTCGCTAATGTTTTTTCTATATAATTAAGTGACTGTATACGTTCGTCACCATCTTTTACTCGTGGTAAATTCAATAAATCTAATGCTTGATTAATTGTTAACACACCTAATGGTAATAACTCCTTAATCACATTTGTTTTTGATTGGTTGCTTGCATATTGTAGTTTTGAAGATTCAAATATAATACGATTCGCAAATGCTTTTTCTCTCTCACTAAATATCTTTTCAGTAAGTTCTGATGATATTTGTATAGCGAATGGCTCAACAATTGATTCAAAAAAGGCTTGCCATCCGTCCTCATTATATGACCCATTTACAATCGATTCACTTATACCTAAGTAGTCGTAAATCTTTTGTTTCACAGTAGCAATTTGTGTTGTATCTATTTGTACATCAGATACGTTTAATGGTTGATACTCCATTGATGTATCGACTGGAATAACACCACCGTTGTTTGCCATAGTAAGATAGTTATTCATAAATTCTTCTTTAGCTTCTTTTAACTTACTTGGGCTTAGTGCTTGTGTATATTTCACAATGCCACGTATAGATGCTGAATTTTTAATTGCTTCACGCATACCCTCATTCTGTGTATGTGCTAGCTCTAGCGCTGACATAATGGCTGAATTATCATCACCTAATAACTCATTTGAATTAAAGTGTCGGCGCAATACTGCTACTTCATCTATGTGCAAAGTGACTTGTTCGCCATCTTTGAATAAGCATTTGATATAAACTTGATTCGCACCATCAACCACATATTCAACACTGCTTGGCGATAATGGATATAAACCCGATAAGTTACCCATACTATCTTTTTGCACTAATATAAATGCATTGTTATATAGGAAGTATTGTGTTGCTACTTTATATAAAAAGTCGTAACCACTCATATATGGGTTGGGTCTATCTTGAATAATACGATTTAATTTTGAAACTTTATTTTCTTCTTTAGCATTATCAACCACATGCTGACCTGATAGCTTAGCGATATGTCTTGCTATTGAATCAACTGCAGATCTATAAATATCGTTTTGATATGCGTCACCTGAAAAGGAAGAAAAAGAAGTAAAGCCATTGCTTAATAGTTCCAATTTTTTCGTCTGTTCTTCTTTTAACTGTTCTAGTCCTAATAACCTATCTAAAAATTTAGGCACTTGCTCACCTACTTTATTTTATTATTTAATTCGTCCGTTCATTTTAGTACCAGGTACTAATTATTTATCTAAATTATACCATATAAGGGTATACAAAGCTAATTGTAACAAGGGTTAAAACCATATAAAGATATAATAAATCGTTAATATCTTTAATGAACTCAAAACTATTCTGTAACTTGTGCTTTTGCATTGAATGTTACTGGTAACCAACAATCATTTCTTGCATCAGACGGCTTTGTCATAACTGGTAATGTTAGTGATTTTCCATCTACTAAGTAAACGAATGGCTCACAGATTTCCATACTTATTAATCCATCATGTTTTAACTCTGCTAATATGTTAAATGCGTTTCTATTCCATCCCATCCAAAATATAACGTTTTGATGTTGACCACTGCTATATGCCCCATTACCTTTATAGTTAAAATGGTTATCTTCAAATACTTGTTCAAGTTCCACAAATGAAGTACCAGCGTTCTGCTTGATATATTCCAATACCTTTTGTTTAATTATACCTTTATTCATTTTTTATCCTCCTTTAATTGGTGCAACTGAAATTTATGATTTTGCAACTCATTTAAAATTTTTCGGTTGCAGTTTTTCACTTACTGCCACAAGGGTTTAACCCACTTTTGCAACTGTGCAACCGAAATCCCACAAATTAGTTTATATAATTTTTAATACAGTTTTATACTTACGTTTTAGCCTTTCACTTTTTTGATAATAAGTTATAGATTTTGAGTTGCTCGGTTGCATAAGACCCTAAAACCCTTGTTATAACTGTGATTATAGGTGCAACCCGATTGAATAATTTCGGTTGCATTCGGTTGCATTGGGTTGCACCTAAATTGCTTTTAATTTTTCATTTTCATAAGATTTATAATTTTTTCCACCTTCAATAGGCTCAATGTAATTTCTGTTATCGTTAAAGTTATATATACTCTTAGAAAGTTCTTCAGTTTCATATCTTCTTTGTGCATCAGTTTTCCAATAATCCTCTAAGTAACTTTCAAATTGTTTAAAAAATTTGTTGGAACTGTATGGATTATGTCCATTTTCATCACAGTATTCTTTATAAAATGCATATACAATATATTTAGGCACTTTTCTAACAGTCCATTGATCAAACATGTTCACTTTAAACCCATATACTGGGTCGTTATCTTCTTTAAATATTTCAAGCATTTTTTCAGATACGTCTGGAATATCAAATGTTTCAAAATCTAAATTAATCGATTTATAAAGTATATATTTTAAAACTCTTTCATTTTTGACATAATCTTCTTTAATTTTAAAATTTTCTTTAGTGCCATTAAAATTAGCGTTAAACGGAACTATCAACAATCTTCTTAATGTACCAGCTGTTTTATCTTTAAAACTAGGCATACCATTAGTGGATTGAATAACTGTACATTTAAATGTCGCTCTATATAATGGTTTGTTTTTAAACTCAACCAATACTGAATCACCTGTGACTACACTTTTGAAATTAGATGAATCGTCTACATACACACCTACTGGCACATCATCACCAATTACTGCTGTCTTACCTTCCAATGTGCTTAATCTAAATCGTTCATCAAATTCATTAACTTTTAAACTAGCTATATTGTTATAACCTATGATGTTAGATAACAATTCTTGGAATGTACCTTTACCGTTGTTACCATCACCCACAAGAAATATCGCTTTTTTACGTGTGTAGTTTCCATTCAAAGCATCATTAACCACTTGCCATAGTAATTTAACAACCTGCTTATCATTACAAGCAATATCTTCCATCCATTGTTCTATATTCCAACCATCAATTATAGGAACAGAACTTTGCACCTCATAAGGTGTATCTATTTTAGTTGTAAATACATAATCTGGTGTAAATGATTCTAGTTGTTTAGTTTTACGGTTAAACACACCATTTTTAACTGGTATCAAATATGGCGAATTAGTTTTTTCTTTTATATCTACCATATTAATTAAATGATAAATAACTTCATCAGCCTTGTTGCTATTGTGTTTAGGCTCTAAATACGAAATCACACGTTTAATAATTGTTGTGTTTTGTGTGTAAATACCTTCTCGAACTTGATACATAGCTAGTTTAGTGTTTTCTTCAAAATCAAAAAGTATAAATGTTAAATGCTTATTTAAAATATAAGCACATCTATTTGTACTGATTGTTGTTGGTTTACGCCCTTTTCTATCATTCTCAATCCAAAGTTGTTCCATGTACTCACGTTCTTCTTTACCTAATTGCTTTAATAGATTTTCAACACTTTGTTTATCATTCAAAACCAAATCGAACTCATTAATAGATTTGTCATATACAGCTTTTTGGTTTTTTATAGCTTTATCAAGTTCTAATTGACCCCATGTTGAATCGCCACGCTTACTATTCCACTTATCAGTTAAGTTGCTATAGTCTAAGAAGATACGTTCCATTTGTTGTTTATCTTTACCAGTGTAAAAAGCTAAATAGTGTAGTAAACTTTGCACTGCTTCACTTGGACTTTCAAAATACTTTTCATAATCACCTTGTAACAAGTCTCTTATTTTATCTTTCTGTTTTGATTTCAACATGATATTCATAACTTCGTCATCAGATAAATTACTTTTATGGTTGGGATCATATGTGATTATTTCTTCTTGCTGCTCTAACTTAAAATAACGCTCTACTATATTATCTAAAGTCTGTTGATTATCACATATATCTCTCTGCCCCATTGAATGACCTGTTACAGTCATAAAACGACCTGTATCATATAACTCTATATCTAAATCAGTGCGTTTCTTTTTACGTTCATCTGGTAATGTACCTTTAAAGAAACAATGTAATCCTGTTCCACTAGGTGATAACTCACAATAAGTTAATTCAGTCATTTCTAATGCTAGATCTGTTTCTAATTGTCCTGTATCTTGATTGACAGCATTATCTATATCCAAACAAATATAATCATCATCTTTGCTAAGGACAAACCCGATACCACTATATTGTTCATCTACATCACAAAGCATTACTGTATCTTCAAAACTATGCCACGTATCTTGTTTCGTAGAGCTTGCTCTATATCCATTTTTGCTATATGGTACTTTACTATATACTTGTTGTTTGGGCAGCCATTCAGCACGCCACAATACCCATTTAGATAGTTGTTTTAATTCATCTGGTATTTCTAATTCATTCAATTCTATAATTGAATCTTTGGTTTTTATAGCCACATAAAGCCCCCTTTTCTTTAAAATTTGTAGATACTTTGATTTGAATTTGCTATAATTATAAATACATAAAGTTTCTTAAACATTTAACTCTTACGCGTTATCTTCGCTTTGGTCGGCTTGAGATAATGCGTTTTTTTCTTGCTCTTTTTTAACCAACATTTCAATTTCATCATTCATACGTTCATTATCTTCTCTAAGATTTCTTAATATTGATTCAATAACGTAATACGACTTAAATACTTCGTTTAGTTCTCTAGCTAAAATATCCTCATTATTTTGAATTGCTCGTTCTTTATTTTCTCCTACACTATCCATTTCTTTACCTATAAAATCTAATATGCATTGCACTTTGTTTCCTAAATCAAAATATTCCATTGTTTCTATAATTGTGTTACCAGCTGTCATTGTTACTTAACCTCCAAATTTTTAAATGTAAATCCTGATAATGCCATAATTCCGTAAAATGTGAATGCAATAAATATATCCGTTAATACTCCAATAAATAATGTGACTATTATTAGTAGCAACATGTATATTACATAGTTTTTCATAATCTTCTTCCTCTCACGCTGCGGGCGTTTATTGTTTTAATGTTTCTAATACTTCATCAATGTCCTTGCGATCGTAATACCATGACTTACCTTGTCTACGTTTGCGAAGTCCTGCTATTTCCCAATTTGTAATATCACCATGTGTGCATCGGTACTCTTTCATGACTTCATTTTGTCTAAGCCAACGTTTTTGTGACTGTCTAGCCTTTTCTATTGCTAACTTCTCGGCAAGACTAATAATGTCACTCACAAGTTGTTGACTTGCTTCATTGCTTAGTAATTGATTCATTTACTTCACCACACTTTCTTCAAAAATGAATAGATCTTTAATTCCTACTTCTAAAGTTTCAGCAATCTTTTTCGCTAACTTAGGACTAGGACTTTTTTTACCATTCATTATTTGGCTTAAATAAGAAATACTTACATCAGTCGCAGATGATAAATCTGATAAGTTATAACCTTTTAAAAACATAGCCTTTTTAAAAATATTAGCTTTAATTAATACTGTCATTTTTCGCAACCTTCTTTCTTTTTGACTGACTTGTCAATCAATTTATAACTTTATTATACACATACAAATTTATTTATCAATAGTTTTTGACTGACTTCTCAAACATTTTTATATTTTTATTACCAAAACTATTAAAAAAGTGCTATATTATTATTTATTAAGGAGGATTTGAAAATGATAAGAAATAGATTGTCTGAATTACTATCAGAAAGAGGGCTAAAAACATCAAGGGTCGCTAAAGAAGTTGGTATTGCTAGAAGTTCATTAACTTCAATGATACAAAATGACTCAGAAATGGTTAGATATGATGCAATAGATAAACTTTGTAATTATTTAAATATTACTCCTACCAAATTTTTTGATTATTCCCCTTTGAATTTTGAGTTTATTTTAGATGAAGAACCAGCAATAGATGTTTCTGATATGTTTTTTGAATTATCTTCAAATTTAAAAGATGGTATCGCCATAAATAAATTAAATTTTGATGTGTTGATAGATGTATATGATGAAAACCATGTTAAACATTCATTTGATTTAGAAATTTATTTTGATAGATTTCAAAAAAATAAAAAAAATAAGTATGATTTGATATTTTTAATAACTAACGAAACTGAATACGTTGAACTAAAGCAAAATGTAAATCTCTTAACTCCAGGCTTAAAAAATGTACTTTATAAAAAAGTACAAAAATTATTCACTGCATACGTTATAAACCTATTAAAGTCTAATTTAGATGATGAAAAAACTAAATTTAATAATTTTGAAACTTCATTACACAAAGAAATCGACCAAACACAATGTATACTAGAGAACAATATTTTCACAGAATATTAAAGAATGTTAGTGATGCTACATTATAAGTAATTAAAATAATCATCACACCATGAGGTAACCATTCCTTTTTGGTGTGTCAATCCAATCTCACGCATGCGGGCAAAGAGGAAAGGATTGATTTTATGATTAAGAAATATAAGAAAAAAGACGGTACTAACGCCTATATGTTTGTTGCATATTTGGGTACTGATCCAGTTACTGGTAAACAAAAACGTACGACTAGACGAGGTTTTAAATCTGAAAGAGAAGCTAAAATTGCAGAAGCTAAGTTGCAAACAGAAGTTCAGCAAAATGGTTTTCTAAATAATGAGATTACAACATTTAAAGAAGTTTACGAGTTGTGGTTAGAACAATATCAAAATACTGTAAGAGAAAGCACCTATCAGCGTGTACTCACACTATTTGATACTGCAATACTAGAACACTTCAAAGATATTCCAGTTAAGAAGATTACTATACCCTATTGTCAAAAAGTCATTAATAAATGGAATAAAAAGTATAAGGATATGAAAGCTATTAGAATCTATGCATCTAACGTGCTTGATTACGCTGTGAATCTAAAAATCATTGCTGATAATCCATTCAAACATACGAAACAACCACGTAAGAATGAAGTTAATCAAGATGATACACTCACATATTACTCCAGTGACGAATTACAGACGTTTTTAGGCTTTGTAGAGGATAAACCGATGTATCATGCTATATTCAGAACTTTGGCTTTTACGGGCTTTAGACGTGGTGAGCTGATGGCTTTAACTTGGGAAGATATCGACTTCGATAAGAAAACTATATCAATTAATAAAACATGCGCTAGAGGTAAAGACTACAAGCTAGTTATTCAAGCACCAAAAACTAAATCATCATTAAGAACAATCAGTATTGATGATAAAACGTTAGACGTATTGAAACATTGGAAAACTCAACAACGTATTGTGTCATTAAAATTTGGCCACAATACTATGGATAAGAAACAGTATGTATTTACTGATATTACTACCAACAAACTTTTATATCCTGAACACTGTAATAAAGCATTAAATGATATATGTAAAAATAATAATTTTAAACGTATTAAGTTACATGGCTTCCGTCATGTTCATTGTTCCCTTTTATTTGAAGCTGGTCTAACTATACAAGAAGTACAAGATAGATTAGGTCATGGTGATATTAAAACCACAATGGATATATACGCACATGTTACCGAAAAACAACGTGATAAAGTTGCCGATAAATTCGCTAATTACATCAATTTTTAG